TACATCTTCCTTTACTCCAGATGTAGTCTTCATTACCGCATTCCTTACAAGTCTTTTTCTTTCTTGGTATCATGTAGTAAATATACAAAAAAGAAAGCCCCCACATTTTGCGGAGGCTTTCATTTTCTAACCACTAAATCAGAAAACAGACCATGAAAAATTGAACTGTGTAAAATTAATAATTCAATTGAGAAATACAAAATAAAGTTTTATCAATCTTGCAAGTTCATCTATTCCAAGCTCTGTCGTTGCAGCGAACTGCATATTATCATCATACAATTTCACGAATCCGAAGTCGTGTAACATCATTATCTGCTCATGATGCTCGTGATCCCACACATCCTTTCCGAACATAAGTTCCTTCAATAGCGTCATTTTCAATTCATCACTCATCACTAACATCGTAGTTCTTGTATCGTATGTCGTACTGTCTTGTCTGCATCTTTTCTATGAATCTCTTTCTTGCCTCGTCAGGATCAGCATCCTTCTTAACGTAAATAGTGGTACTCCTGTCTATTACAACCCTCTGTAACTCATTAAGATCTGGAGAATACTTTTGAGATATCTCCAATGCCTTATTTCTAAGTTCTTTAAGTTCTTCATTTCTTACCGCACCCTCTTTTTCCATTTTTCTAAAGTTAGTGGTTTATAATTGTTTTTCAAATTGTGCCGCAATGTAGAAACTATTACTAAATTAGCAAACAAAATTTTATCAAATGGATATAAGAAAAGCCAAGACAACCGAGGGCTATCAGATAGAGGGATTGGTCAAGATGTGCGCTGAAGAGTCAGGTATGATGATGATAGACGCTGTAGATGCACACGGTGCTATATCCAGGACGGTTCTTTCACCTAATTGCCATGTCTATGTTGCTGTTGTTGACGAAGAGATCATTGGGGTCATCCTTGGATTGCAAGGTACTATGTTCAGCAACCTACACAACATGGAAGTGTCGATGTGTGTGCATCCGAATTACAGGAGATGCGGAGCTGGAATTGAACTTATGGAGTATTTTCTTCTTGAACAAGGATGGAGGAACGTGTATGCAGAGGTTGTAAGCGATAATGAACCTATCATAAGATTGCTTACAAAGTGTAATTTCAAACTCGTATGCTCACTACCGAAGTTCGTTAACACAAGAAGAGGATTCAGAGACAAAATGATATTTACATACAATGGATAAACCGAAGAATTTTAAGGAACTGAAGAAGAGACTTCAGCCATTTGTCAATATGGATAACCAAGTAAGGTTAAACCAAGAGTCTACCATAACCAATGTTGGTAAGGTGATAGACACTCACGTTAAAATACTTGAGGCTAACTCTGGAAACAAAGGTTATATGCCGTATTACGAGAGGCTCGTAATGCTACTTACTATCCTTGAGTCTGGCTGGGAATAGCGAATCTCTCAGGGTCTATCCTCTTACACCTTTCAAGTATCAGTACGGATACTTTTTTGAACGCCATTCTCTCGGCAGGTGTTGTCTCAATTCCTATCTCAGTGTTCAGCCCAGCGTCTACTTCAAGTAGGATGTCCACAGCAGCCCTGTGCGGTGATGACGTTCCTGACGTATCTATAGCCCTTTTAAGATACTTGGCGGTATCAAGGACTTCTTCATAAGCCTCCTGTAACCAGTCCTTGTGGCTATAATCCTGTCGATCTACTGTTACTCCGTATTCGCTCGCTCCTTTGATGTCTGAGGCTATCAGGTCCTCATGTATCCTACTTGTCGTGTTGCTCTCCATTCTCCAAATATACCGTATCTTTGTTATATGGCAAAGCGAGATTACAAATCTGAGTACAAAAAGTTCCAATCATCTGAGGAGCAGAAGAAAAAACGTGCAGGTCGAAACAAGGAGAGGAGAAAAGCCATGAAGAACGGAACCGTCAAGAAAGGTGATGGCATGGATATGTCACACACAAAGAATGGGGTAGTAAAAAAGCCCCGATCCGTAAACCGAGGCTCTAAGAAAGACACGCCAGGTGATGTTCGTGCCAGGGGTAAAGGTCAAAAGAAGCGACAGCCTAAGAGAGGCTGATGGCTATCTTCTTAGATAGGTAATCGTTTATTGCTGACATAGGGTCCTTTGCCGATCCAGCTATTATTGAATTTCTTTCCGTAAAATACTTCGATATATCGTCCTTATGAAAGGCATACCATGTATCGTCATATGGGTTGTACGTGGCTAATACGCCATAGTAGTGCATTCGTTGTTTCTTTCTCATCTTACTTTGTTTAACCATTCAAACTCCTTTGTTCGCATTCCTGCATACATCACCGCTATCGAATCAGCCATGTGTTCTTGTTTCACTAAGGGAAACTTGTTCCTGATAAGCCATGGAGCCTCTGGGTGCTTTTCATAAGCCCATTCTATCATCTCCTTCTTACTGGCGTTCTTCTTTCCTACACTTGCCATCTTTACCTCCTGTGGCGTAACCTCCAAACATCGGTCAGGTAATGAAGCAAGCAGGAAACAACTTACACCGTAGTTCTTCATCCCGCTTGCACTTTGACTTCCACTTGGTGTCTCTGCGAATATGATGTCAGGAACGTAACGCTCTATGAACTGCTTTGAACCCCTGTACAGGTCAACACATCTCTCAATAAGGTCTGAGGATGCACGTATCTTCTTGTTAGGGTTCTTTTCGGTTGTTATGGTCACTGAGTCAATGACAATGATCCTGTCACCAGAAATATCAAAAGCCGTAAGACACGTATTACTTAGGCTTGGGTCTATTGCTACTGCTTTCATTCTTTACAGTTAGGGTATGTACAGTTATCATTCAGGGTACAGCTTTCACCTTCCCTTTTTACATACTTGCAATTCTTTGGTTCTGTCTTCAAAAAATGCTCGCACTTACCTTCGCTTATAGGAGGCTTCATGAAGTATGATTGGTAATTACTCGGTTTTGCAGTATGTCTGTAGCATATCTGTTTCAGTGGGCATCTCTCGCCCGAACACATCGTAATATCTGGCATTATAATTTGTCGTTTAGTAGAAACATTGGACAGAGGCATGGTAGTTACGTGTGAACTCCCAAAGTGTGCATGCCCTTTGCTTCATAGTTTCAGTTCGAGTTCTTGACCCGTTAGTGCGAAATAAAGGTTTTGCAGTTGGTGGACATGCTTCAGACTTACAAGCTCTGAAAATTGATTCATAAATCCATGAAACACAATCCAGTTAGTTTCAGATATTGCGTGTGGATCTTTCTTGACCTTTATGCCCCAGTTTATAAATTCGTATTGCTTAAATCCATCGTCATTAAAACCAAACCGTTTCAACCATTCCTCTGTGAGTGGGATTGGTTTAACAATATTTGGATTGTTCTTAATGTCATCTAACTCATATCCAAACTCAACAGGATAAGCATTGCCATCTGAACGCTCCTCGTAATTCCATTTAACCCAATTACCAATTCTTAAATCTCTAATTTGTAAACTTTCCATATTCCTTTTTTTGTTGATTTACTTAACCCTGTTAAATTATTATGTATTGAGCCTGCACTAACTCCTGTCTTAATACTAGCCTCTGTTATACTATTGAAAACATCTTTATCATTTAATATAACCTTTACCCTGTTATTGCTTGGCTTACCTTTTCTTTTTTTAGCAGAATTTTTAACAGCCAAAGACATATCCCTGCCTTTTGCTTTTTCCCTCATTTTATTTTTAGTTTCTTCAGAATGTGGCATTCTTTTTCTATTTTTTTGGTATATTGAGATTTTGTTTTTTTGCTCTTGTGTTAGTTTTACTCCTTTTCTTGAGCTTTCACCACCAGTAGAATTGTTATACCCGAACAATCTGTTATTACTTTTATGTAAAAAAATTAATTCTATTTCTTTATTTAGCATATCTTTTTTAGTATCAGCCTCAAAAACAACTTCTATATTGAAATTTTCAAACCCGTATTTCTTCATAGCATTATATAAATGGTAACTTTTTTTATTAGAGTTACACTTATGCTGTTGCCATCTCTTTTTAAGAGGTTGTTGAGTTACACCAAAATAAACTTTGTTATTTATAGTATTTGTTATTTTATACACTATGTTTTTCATAAAACAAATATACAAATAATATTCTCAATTCGGTTGCTTTCATAGTTCTACGTCTTTGTTTCTTACTGGTTCTTCTTTTGCTTTACCACATACCTGACATACTTTACCACCATTAAGGTAGTGCTTCCGCCATACGTGGTTCTTGCAGCGTCTTTGTAGCATTGCTTTTACATTCTCGTCAGCCTTGCGGATAAACTCTTCTGCTTCTTCTCCTTCAAGTGTTGGAATGTATGACATAGGAATAGCTACTCTGGCAGTATTATTCGTGCAACTCAGCTTGTGAAAGCCCTCCTTGCCACATATTTTACATTTACTCATCTTTGTTTTGATTTAATTTGTTACACAACCTGTACTAAACAACATTTCACGATTGTTTAGTAATCCGTTGTAAAACATAGCTTACGCATTTACCGTGAAACAGGCGTTACATTTATCCTTACTGCAATTAGTGCCGTCAAGTGGTCTTTGGCATTTTATACAAACATCAGTTCTATGCGCCTGCTCGGTCATTAATTCAAGCATCTTCGTCATGCTTATCTGCTCGTCAATGAATTGCTTGTAAACCTTTCTAAAGAAACTCACGGTAATCCTTCCCGCCTTACGTTCTACAACATCACCTATAGGTAACGCTTCATCACTCGTGGAAATCCCGTTCGCTTCCAGTTCATCAATCTTGATAAGTCGTGCAATCAATTGGCGTTCAAGCCAAGCTTCGTAGGTTTCAAGTTCATCACTTCCTGGTTCGGTTTCCGTGCTTGTTCCGTTATACATGTCGTAAAGGAATTGTTGGTCATATTTCATCGCTCTCTATTTTGGTTAATTAAAAGTTTGTTTTCTCGTATCAATGTTGTGGTGCGCTACCCATAGCAAAAACCGTTGTGTGTAATAATTATACTAATGCCTTGCGTTGTAAACCCGAATGCAGTTCTTACACGCCTTCCCAAGCGGCACGTTTATGGTCATATTAAAGTTGCCTTGTTCGTCAAATCCACGACCACAAATAGGTGCGCTCACATGGTTCTTTTTAATCAGGTTAGTATCATCTTTGCCCTCGCCAGCTTCATAAACCAAATGCAATTTTTGCCCCTTTTTAATTCTCATGTATCTCATAATCTCAGTTTTTCAAATCCGTATAATTACTAAGGCTTACGCACAAATCGACCACACACACACAACAGCACCTATACAAAACAGCGGACAGGTTGGCGGTAAATTGAAAGCTAATCTCGGTGCTGCTTTGCATAGCTAAACCGTTGTGTAAAAAGAGCGAGTGGATATATGTTACCACCATTATCACCGAGCTGATCCATGGAGTTTACGGTTGTTTCTACTCTGATCAAGAGTTTCGCTCTATTATCTTCCTACATTTCTCGTAATCCTCCACAGACTCGTAGTATCTCAACACTACATCTGGGTCTTCGTGGTTCTCAGGCAGGTAGAACACCCCCTGCTCTGCAAGCTTGTCGTAGTCTGTAGCACCTATCAATAGCTGGTAGGCGTTGTGGTAGCATTCTTCAGTCTCGGTCATCTTATTTGTTTATAGTGGTCTTAATTGATTTTGGGCTAAGCAATAACCTTTTCCGTGACCTAAATCTTTGATGTTGGACTCTTGTATGAGTTCATCCTTTAAAGACCACCCAGCAAATGTTACCGTGTTATCTTCAATTATAGCGAGTATATACATATCAACATCTGGATTAACCTTCATCGTGGACAGTAACTTTCCAGTTTTGTACCTCGTAGACTTTATATCGTACCTGTAATTATTATATACCCCATCGCAACTTCCGCTTCTCGGAGATAAACCTATATCTGGGAATACATTGAATTTTTTAGCAAAGGCATACTCAGCAATTACCCCATCAACATCAGCAGCCATACCATCATGGCTTCCTATTTTAGCATCTTTTACACCAGCGTTTCTCGCTATCAATGTTCTCATTCTTCCTATCATCTCACAAACTGTGATTTCGTCAGGTCTTAGCGTTACTTTCATTCCAATATCTTCAGTGTTCCGTCAGCCTTTACTATGTATACGCAATTCTCGTTCTCAATTATATGCGTCAGGATCATCGCCATTTCCATGGATATGCTTCCTTCCTGAACCATCCTCTCCATATATGGTATATGGAAATCATTCCCAGAAGGAAATGTTTCAATAAGAGACGATAATACTTTTTCAACCTGTTGCCGTGGTGTCATTTGCTTTTAAATGTTACTGGATAATTAGACAGATATCTCTCTACGTCCTTCAACTTGGCAAACTTGATGTACTTTCCATTCTTATCAAGCACCTTGACCATCGATATGACTATCTTGGGGTCACCATCGACCAGCTCAAAGTCATACTTGGTAATCTCAAAACTTCCTACATTCATTGTTTTTAATTTTAGCGCAAGTAAATAAATATTCCAATACCACGCAAGCTTTCAAATAAAAAAACCCCGCCATCTGCCAGGGCGGGGAACAAAGAATGAACAAAATCAAAATATAGACGGCAGATTATTATCCTAATTCATTTCATACAGTATTATCGTATCCTTTTCTATGCTGAGTGGGATACAACTGAAATACCATATCCATTGTATCCCAGGTGGTCTGCGCTATGAACTCCTCGTACTCCTCATAACTCTCGTCATCAGCCTGTGGGAATACTATATGCAACAACTCATGCACTATGGACTCCTCATCCAAAGGTATGTCATGGTAAATGACAGCACTCCTGCCATCAAAGTCCCTCTCTATCCCTACAAAGTAATCCTCTCCATTGTACTCTACCTGATCTGGGTCTATACGCTCTGTACGGATACTCCAATCATCAAGACCAAGTCTACTTACCCAGGAATCTATAAGTGGCTTCATCTGTCAAAAATATCATCAACAAAAGCAGAAACACCCATTATCACAGAATCAGTTGAATGCTCTATCCCAGCAACAAACTCTATAGAGTCACCCTGGATGACAATCTCAGCCTCCCTGTCAATGAAAACACCTACTATCAGAACATCGTCATCAATGGAAGCCAACTCCTTTCTTAATTCACCTACAGTCATCGTTATTGTTTAGAAACCGCTAAGTAAATGATTATTTTTCAATTGACAACGCTCCTGACAAAAAAGCCCCCAGGGTAAATGGGTGGGGTATGAGAAAATGGGTACATGGGGGTGGAGTATACATAGTGAATCGGATTCCAAATCGTGTCAAAATCACCCCCCGTGTCGCATGGGGTGGGGGGTCAAATTCCAAATCAAAACCAAACCCAAACCACCTACATCATCATATATCATTTCATATATATGTACCCGATGCACTACCCTCTACTTAGTTCTGTTGCCACGGGTTAAACGTTCGTTCTACCTGTTGCCACCGTGAACAAACCCGTAAACGTGGAGCCAATGGAAGGAAGGAAAGGAAGGAAGGAGCCAATTGAAATTCCGAAACGGTTACGCATAAAAGGTTAATAGTATGCATTACAGGGTACTTTCCCTTCCTTCCTTCCAATGCCTAAGCAACTTATGTTTCAGCGTTCCTTTATGTTTCTAGCCCATATGCCTTTAAATGCCGATAACATTGTATCTAAAGCGTTTTCTGTTCTTATTGGTATCTATGTATTAAAACTTTTTTTGCGTTGAAATTAAGTTCAGGGCAACGTGTACCCTACTGTGTGTTTTTGTCTATTGTCTTCTATGTGACATTTACTATTTGCATTATACGTCAGGAACGTTATCTTACGTGCGTGATACCTTATTACTATAATATGGAACAACGTACACACGTAGCTTTTTAGCTTAGTTTATTTCTAACGTGTTGATAATCAGCAACTTACAACGCTATTTTCACTTTTGTCATCTAGCTGACATTTTACGTCAAACCCCCAATATACTTTTACCCTCAGAAACAAACGGGGTGACCCACTAAACAAAAACAAAATGAAGACAATTGAAGAGCGAGTATTGGAATTACTTTCAAAGTATGACGATTTGAAGGATGAACTTTTAGACTACACGGATGAGTTACACGATAGTATGCTATACGACATCCAGGGCTACAGAGAAGAAGTTTATGAAGATTCAATAGGCGAGGATGAGTTAGCTACTCTGAAAAAGCAAGTGAAGGCATTTGAGTTAATTCTGAAGGGGTACAAGGGCATCAACTACATTTACGGGTAAATTAAGGTTTGACCATAGGTACTGAACAATAAAACGGTAATTGTCATCTACATTACATTTTAGTATCAGGAGCGTAACTACATTGCAGTCGAATTAAAAAACAGAACAGATGTATAAAGTACAACTATTGACAAACGAAAAAACAGAGAACGGGGATAACTACGTAGGTGTAGAAACACTTGCGACCTCGAACGACCTCGAAGTAGCTAAGAGTTTAGCCGATAAAATATCCAAGGTAATTTGGGCGGAATCGAAAGACGTAGCCTTCAGAATTTGGAGCAAAGAATTAACACTTAATTTAATACCATAAACAATAACCTTTTAAACTTAGAACAAATGAATTTAAGAACACTTAACACAGAATTGATTGAGAACGGAGGATTCTCGTATTCACTAACCTTTGGAGATGTATTCGGCTCCAGCAACTATTCGGTAGCCTTCCACAAGGCAACTGAGAATGTATTCGAGAAGATACCAACAGAAAGTGATTACAAGGAGTACGTGAACAGGCACATTACTCTACTTGCCAAGGAAGATTTCATTCTCGGAGGTTGGGAACACGAGGGTAAATTCTACTTAGATGTTGCCCAGTTGCTACCGAAGGACGAGTATACATTGGAGTCGGCTATTAAGGTAGGTCAGGAACGTGAACAGATAGCAATTTTCGACCTACAAGAGGGTAAGGAAATTGAGTGCAAATAATATGAACAAGGGTAGGGCTTCGGCTCTACCCACAAAACAAAACGAAATGAAAACGATAACGAAACACTTTGATACAATCTACGCAATACTAACGGTGGTGTTGATAGCTATAGTAACACTAACGATAAAAATTTAATAGCAATGGAATTGAATTACGAAATAGACGTTAAGACACGTAGAGGTAGTTACAAGACGTACAAGATTACCTTCAGCGGAGAGCGTCACTACGAAAATTGGTGCAATGCAATGGAGAAGTATGGACATAAGATAATTGGCGAAAGGGAAATAAAGTAATTGTCACTTGGATGACATTTTAATAGGACAGGAACACTGATATTTGAATAAACAAAAACGAAACACAATGCAAAACATCACAATCAACAAATTAGAATTAGCAAGCGAACTTGCTCATAAAGAACTTGAAGAAAATTGGTCTGATTCTATTCAGATATGGGAGGATGAAAATGCCGCTATTACCGTATACACCGAAGAGGCTCAGGACATCTTCAATGATTATTACGACAAGTATTTAACCTTAATCGAAAACTGCAAAGCGTAAACAATAACAACTAAAACGAAAACAAATGATTTACGAAACGATTGAAAACGGACGTAGCTTCTCGGGAGAAGTTGACCTAGAGGAATCACCAGTATTGGTACTAGTGGATGAACTTGATTATGAACATATCAGTTTCAGCAAGATTAGAAAGGAACTGAACAAGGAGTTCAAGTTCTGTAGCCACAGGGTATTGGTGGAATACCTAAGTAATTTAAGTATTAACTATTAAGAGATAGGAACGATGAGAAAGTCAGAACGAATTACAAGAGTAAGGTTTAGCGGACATGGTCACTACAAAGTTACGATTGAAAGATACGGTAAGCCGTACACCGCAACCATTGACGATATGACGTTGATAGATGACTACAAAGATGGCGGAATAAAGGCAGCAAATAATTTGTACGATGCCGTATGGAGCAGAACAAACCCAAACAGATAATATGAGAACATTTGAAGATAAAATTATAAGAGAAAAGATTACTTCCCGTGGAGGTGGAATAGAGATTGACCTTCAAGAGTTCGGACACAAAGGTAGGATGACCGCATACCAAAACTATTTAGGCGGTGGTATGCTTGGAAGGGTAGCAAGTGATTGCAATATCGAGAACTGGAAGGAGAACGATGACCTTGTGGAGATTGCATACGAACTGCGCCAATACTTCCATAGTGTAACAAACCCTGATGATAGTGATTGGGAGAGCGTATCGTTCGAGCAGAACCAAAAACTACCAATAAGTGCTTATTAACGTATTTGTCAGGTAGATGACATTTTAGGGACAGGAACACAACTACTTTAGCTAACGAATTAAAACAACAGACAATGGAATACGCAAGACAATGTACGGCAACAAATATCGGGATGAACTCAGGTTGGGTTGTTTACGATGGAGAGGAATACTACTCTACTGAAGAGTTAGCACTAAATAGATGCAAAGAACTCGGATACGAAAGTATAGATGAGGCATACGATGACGATGTATGCTATTGGACAGAATGGGAAACAGAACAAGACTGAAAGTAAATAATAACAACTAAAACAAAAAGACAATGCAAACGACAGAACTAATTTCAGAACGCAAGACAGAGTTGAGACACAAGGGTAAGCCAGTATTCGAGGTGGTACGTAGGTACTGCAAGGGCGGGTGGAGCCACAAGGTAGCTACCATTACAGACCTATGTACTGTATATGAGAAGGAAGGAGTAAGGTGCTACCGTAAAGTTTACTTTTAATAGTCAGGAACATTAACAACTAAAAACAAATAGAAAACATGGAAATAGATTTAGTGTCAGGCAACGTCTACGGTATAGTAGACAATGGAGTTTTAATCTTCTGCGCCTTTATAGGCTTTGAGATTGACGTGGTAATTGCCAAGTGGTTTGATAGAGCCACCAACCCCTTCCTATCGGCAGTAATAGGTGCAGCAATAGGTAATTGCATCAGCGACTTTTTAGGGGCAATAGTTGACCCAAGCACGAGGTCGATGGCAGTAGGAATAACGTTAGGATGCGTGTATGCACTTGTGTTAATTCCATTATTCAACTTAGCATTTAAAAACAAATAAAAATAAACTAAAACAAATAGAAAGCATGACAAGACAAGAAAAAGTATTCGACCTATTGTGCGACACAGAAACAAATTGGACTGTACGCAAGGAGCCATTGATAGCCACCAAGATAAATGATGATGGCATCATTGAATTGCCAACTAAGACATTCGGTCTGTTCAGGTCTGATAACGATGGATGGCTAGGTAGCGTTGGTAATCAGTATATACCAATGCAGAACTTTGAGCTGGCGGATACCATCATAGGCATTCAAGACATGTTCGGAGGTGACCTAAGAGGCGGTGACCTAAGAGGCGGTAAGAAGATCTTCTATCAGCTATCGTTAAAGGATGAACACGTTGGTCCTGACACGCTGAAGAGATACATCACTTGCCTCAACTCACATGATGGTACATCTTCCATTGGATTCGGTAGCAGTAATACTGTTATCAGTTGCAGTAATACTTTTCACAAGGCAATGAAAGAACTGAGTAAGTTCAGACATACGATGACTGCAAGTGACCGCCTAGCAATGGCTGTTGCTGAGTTTCGCAAGGCAATGTATGAGGATGTTGATTTGATGGATAAGTTCAAGAGGTTCACTGAGGTTAATATTGATAGAACGATACTTGAACGTGTCATGCACAATGTCTTCAAAGTTGACATGAACACCAAGGAGTCTGATATTAGCACACGTAAGAAGAATCAGATAGCTGACTTTGAGCAAGCATTGGAGCGCGAAACATCACAGAAAGGCGGTACACTGTGGGGTCTGTTCAATGCGGTAACGTACTACACCAACCATATGGAGAAGTCAGATGACCACCACCTTATGTTTGGCGTAGGGTACAAAAAGAACCTTACTGCATTCAACATCATTGACAAGTACGAGAGTGATAAGAGGGTATTAGTACACGCTTAATTACTATATGGGGAGAAGCATCCTACACTTCATTTTTATATGTCAGGAACATTAACAACTAAAAACAAATAGAAAGCATGGAACAACTAAAATTGCCAATTCAAACATCGAAAGATAAAGCAGTAACTGAATTTATCAGCAGACCATCCAAAGGTAGCCTCATAAAGGTATATCTAATCTCAGAGGCAGAAGCAAGTATGAGAAGGAAAAAAGGAATAGAGGGTGGAAATGATGAATACTGCTTTTGTAGGTGTGTAGGAATTAAAGTAGACTACAGTAGGGAGGAGCCTAGAGAGATAGCACTGGTCAAAAGATTGAACTCAGACTTCAAAACAGATAACGCAGACTACTTTCTTAGTAAGCAAAAGGTAATATTCCTGACATGAAATACCTTAGACTGATAGCAAACATATTCGTGATGGCGATGTGCTTGGCGATAATCTTAATGAGATATTCGAGATGAGGAGAGCAACATTCAACCTGACCAAGAACGATAGAAAGGAGTACGGTATGGCAGAGTTCAAGAGCAAGGAGCATTTCCTTGAGTGGAGAATGCTAATGATGAAGAGAGGGTACAGAATCGATCTAAATTGGTTGGACGGATACAATGGAATAGACGGTAAATACGATAAACAAAACGATGATGAAAAATAGATACGTAGCATACTATAGGGTTTCCACTAAGAGACAGGGAGAGTCAGGTCTTGGTCTTGAGGCTCAGGTCAGAATGGTTCATGGATACGTCAGGAACGGTGTCATCATCAAGGAGTTCACCGAGAAGGAGACAGGAACATCGAAACGTGAAAGACCTATACTCGCTGAGGCTATCGAGATGTGCAAGGAGACAGGAGCCAAGCTACTGATAGCCAAGTTAGACAGACTTGCTCGTGACGTACACTTCATATCGAGCCTGAGTAGAACGGGTGTTGACTTCGTGTGTTGCGATAATCCTAATGCTAACAAGCTGACTATCAATCTGTTAGCGTCTGTTGCTGAGAGTGAGGCTGAGGCTATATCTTCGAGAACAAAGCACGGTCTTGAATCAATAAGGGAAAGGATAAGGAAGGATGGTAGCTACCTGTCAAGGTCTGGTCGAAAGATAACATCTCTTGGAAATCCTGACAATGCTACAGATGATGGAAGGAGAAAAGGTGGAGAAGTTATCAGACAGAGATTCATGAACAATCGCAATACTAGGATGGCACGACCTTACGCAATGGAGCTGAGAGGCAGAGGTCTTGAGCTTACAGACATAGCCGAAAAGCTGAACAGTAACGGATTCATCACGGCTACTGGCAGACAATACAATAAGTACAGTGTACATAAACTGATAAAGTAATGCTATGGATATTTTTGATTACAATAATTGTGGCTCTGTCTTGCTACTTACTTCACGGATACGACAGGAACATAAAGACCTTATCAAGGACGGTTTCCATACACTTCAGGTACAGGTGGATGGATAGAAGATGTAGGTTATTGGACAGGGTTTTATTTAACTTGGTGATAATTTTAATAGTAGGAACATACATAACAATAGCAATGACATGGTAAGAGAAAGAGACTTAATAGAGATTGGATTCAGTAGGGAATACCCTCTGTACAGAATGGGAGACATTACGCTTTATGCGTATGATGATGATGACAGGCTCGATGTGTACTATATGATAGGTAAGCTTCCGCACGACAATTCAATACGAGTAAGAACAGTAGAACAACTAAAAAAACTGATAGATGAAAGGAAAGGTTAAAGTAATAGTAAGGGTTGCGGCAGAACACCCTGACGCTGAGACATTCAATTGTCTTGGGAATAAGATTGTTCTAAAGGCAGAAAGTTACGACCACGCATACGAGTTTGCAATGACAATACTTAACTTGCGAGACACAAAAATGTTTGAGTACGGAGACTTAATGTTCTTCAATAAAGGAATACTAATAGAGATAGACAGATGAAAAAAGAAGAGAAAGAAGCGATTATTGACATACTTACAAAGTGGAAGGATATGATCGGTGTTGATGGCAGTAGCATTGAAATATTGATAGACAAGGTTAATCAGATATACATTCCAGAGCCGATAGACATACAGGAAGTAGATGTCATCAAGGCAGACATAGTGAATATGTGTGATCAGATTAAGTATGATGTCAAGCAAAACAAAGTTCGTGGGATTGATAACACCACCAAGAGGATGGCAATCTACAAGGCTTCTGAGATAAAGTATGGTAGAACTTCAAGCATGGAGTGTGCGGTTAAAGAGTTCTTCGACAAGGACAGAACCACACTACTGCACTGGAGAAAAAAATCAGATGACTTTATTGATGTGAAAGACCCTATGTTCGTAAGTTATGTTACGAAGTTAATTTAACCAAAAAACAAACGAGAAATGAAAAAGACACCACTACAAAAGCTGATTGAATGGATGGATAAGTTAGAAAACAACCCAACTCCACATTCTGTAAAATTAACCGCTTATATGCTACTCGAAGAAGAAAAACAGATGGTTATTGATGCGTTTGACAATGGAGCGCAAGAACAAGATGATTGGTATTCAGACCCACGTGGAGGCACTAAGACATCAGAACAATACTTCAACGAAACATTTGAGCAATGAAAACAAGAGAAGAAATAGAAGTACTTGCGCTGAAGGAATATCCTAACACAGGATTCTATGGAATACATGAGGAAAGACAAAGGTCGTTTATAAGGGGTTTTGAACTAGCGCAAGAGGAAACCCAACGACTTGAAACGATTAACGCGGAGTTGAGGGATGCTTTGGAAGATGTAATCGGGTCACTTAATGGAGCTGAATATTCAATACCCAGTTACGAGTACGAACAAGCAGAACAAGCACTCGAAAACGCTAACAAATGAAAAGTTGAACGAATTGATAAACGAGAAATGAAAAGATATCAAGTTAGACGCTGGGATAAGCGCAACACATTACGATTAAAGAAGTATGCATACCCTATGTGGTTTATGATGAACGTAATGACAGTAATGTTAATATACACAATGACTAATATAAATTAAGATGACAGAAAAAGAAGCAGACAAGTTACTATCGAAATTAGTACATGGAATGATTGATCTCGGTATGCATGGACAGGAACATATTCATGACACTCCACTGAACACAATATTTTTAGGGCTATCATCAGCGATCATATCAACAGGTGGATCAAATATTGACGATGACATAAAGGATGCGTCATTAGACCTGTTGGAAGCTCTTGCATCGGTGATTAACTCATCCAGGCTGATAAAGGAGATTGACATTCAGAATCAGATAAACGACCTATTAGAATAATTAGTTATGGGATGGATTAAAATTGACAGGAACATAACCGAGCATTGGTTGTGGACTGACGAGAAGAAACTGAAGTGGTGGTTGACCATACTTCTTGATGTGAATTACTCGGACAGGAAGATGGCACTTGGGTACAATACCTATGAGATAAAACGTGGTCAATCACCTAACAGTATAAGGACTTGGGCAAGCATTTTTAAGACAGGAACGAAGTCAGTTGTAAGGTTCTTGGATATGCTTGAGAAAGAGGGTTTGATAACGAAGGAAACAATAGGAAATGGGAAACACTCAACAACACTCGTAACTGTCTGTAAATACGATAGTTACGACCACTCAGGAAACACAAAGGAAACACAAGAGACAACAGTAAGTACCACGCAAGTGGATACGCAAGTGGATACGCAAGGGGGTGACATAAGAAGAAAGGAAGAAAGAAAAGAAGGAAAAAAAGAAAGAAATAACATAAATGCTCCAAGCATAAACGAGGTGATTGAGTATGTTGTAGGATGTGGGTATCCTCAATCCATTGCAGAGAAATTCCACGCACACTACACTATAAGAGGATGGGTTGTAAAGGATGGTTCTAAGGTTGATAATTGGAAGGCTCTTCTGAATAACATTTGGTTCAAGAATAAGAAGAAGTCAGTTGTCAAAGCCCCACCGTTAGAGCCAGGATGGAAGTATGTGGGACTTTCTGAGGCTTATGATATTGTACGTGATCAAAATAATGTAAGTTTGTCCGAGCAAGTGAAGGTTGGTGCAGGAGATGATTTCGTAAGGAAGATGATGAACAGAGACCCATCTTACCACAATGTAGGTGAAGGATGGAAATACAGAAAGACCACATGAAGAAACTGTTTGAAAGAGAGATAAGTATTTACGAGAGCCTGTATGATGTGGATTCAAGCCATGTGATAACTGTAGGTCAGGCTCTTGGTCGTATCAAGAAAGGTAAGAGCAAGGATAAGGTTGAGCAGATACGTAGACTTGGTAGTGGCAAAGAGCGTGATAGTGTTAAGAAGAGTCTGCCATCTCCGTTGTTCTCTGGTGTGTTCAAGTCTCGTAACGACAACAACATAATCTCATACACTGGTCTGATATGTTTGGACTTTGATCACTGCAAGATAGTTGAGAAGATGTCCGAGCTGAAGAGGAATAAGTACGTGATCGCCTGTTGGGTTTCTCCGAGTGGAAATGGAGTGAAGGCTTTGGTGGAGGTATCGCAACCCGAAAGACATCTTCAGCACTTCGATGCCATGCTTGAGGACTTCAAGGACCTTGACCCTACAGGAAGGAATCTTAGTCGTGTATGTTTCGAGTCATATGATCCAGATATGTACATTGCTCGTAAATGGGAGGTGTATGACAGGATGATTGAGAAGGTGTATGATGCTGTTCCTGTCAAAGTAACAACCGAGAACAGTATCTACGAGAAACTCAAGAAGTGGATGATAAACAAGGGTGAGGGATTCTTTGAAGGTAACCGTAATAACTTCGTATTCAAGCTTGCTTGCGGATGTCTGAGGTTTGGGCTTTCGAAAGAAGAGATACGAACCCCAATGATAGGCAATTTCTGCGGAGGTTCATTCACTGTAAAAGAATTGGATATTATCATAAACTCTGTCTACAGAAACTACGCATCAGATTTCGGTACTGCTGAGTTCACTGACGATGACAGACTCATACACACAGTGACAAGGGAAAGCATTGAGCAGCAACTTGAGTCACTGGATGGTCCGCTTGAAGATGTGATATACCTGAACGACATCTTTCCTGACATGTTAAAAGACTTCCACTCTGGTAATCAGAAAGGAGAGACAACCCACTTCCCAGGAATTGATGAAAGATTCAGATGGTGTAGAGGCGAGATAACAATTGTTGGAGGAATAGGAAACTTTGGAAAGTCTACGATGATGCTACAGCTAATGCTTATGAAATCATTGATGGATGGATATAAGTGGGCAGTATTCTCTCCAGAGCAGTATCCACCTAAGTTCTTTTACAATCAGTTGATTCATGCTATGGTAGGAAAGTCACCATACAAGCATCATCACAATCAGATGTCTGAGGATGAGTATAGAAAGGCGGCAGAGAAGCTGAACGATAAGTTCTACTTCATATACCCTGAAAAGGAGATGCCGAGTCAGGAGTACATCAACAGAAAGTTCGTTGAGGCGATGATAAAGCACAACATAGATGGATGTATGATAGATCCGTTCAATGCGATATACCGAGATAGACGGAATAATCTACGTGATGATCAGTTCTTAGAAGACTTCTTCCGAGTGCAGAAGAAGTTCGCATTAGAGAACAACATATACATGATTATCGTAGCGCACCCTAACAGTTCCATACAGAAGGATGAAAGAACAGGAGACTACAAGTGTCCGAGGGTATATGACTTCGCAGGTGGCGCAATGTGGAATAACAAGGCAGATAACATCATCATGTTCCACAGACCGTATTACAACTCACAGCCACAGGACTCAACATCTCAGTTCATCTCTCAGAAAATCAAGAAGAAGGAACTCAATGGAACGACTGGGGAATGCATATTGACATACAATGTTATGAACGGAAGGTTTTACGATGATGACATAAACCCTTTGGAGCGTGATAAACATGAGTACGTTGTTAATAGTCAAGCGATGCGCCAAGCGAGGATGCTAGATACTGATGATGATACGGATGTTCCATTTTAATTTATATCTTTGTGTCGCTAACCTTACTGAAATGAAATCGAATTTAAATCCTCCAGTTCCAAGTTGCCAATTTAGCTCGTCCGAGCAAGTAGGGTTAGCCTTCTTGGTTCTGGGGGTATTTTTGTTATGAAGAAATGTGCAAGTTGCGGAGAAGTAAAGACTGTTGATGAATTTCATGAAAATAAATCACGTAAAGACGGAATAGCCCATTACTGTAAAAAGTGCTGTGCTGAACTCCATAAAAAACGTGCAAGAACACTAAGAGGAAAGTGTCTTCAGATATATGTAAATCAAAAAAAGATTAGTAAACTTAGGAGGCATCATCCTCCAACATACACAAAGCGGGAGTTTATTGAGTGGATGTTGAGTAACGAAGACTACATAAAACTCTTTAATGAATGGAAGGAAAGCGGATTTAAGAAAGAATTCGCTCCATCTTGTGACCGATTAGACGACTATAAGGGTTACTCTTTTGATAATATCAGGGTGGTTACTTGGAGAGAGAATCAAAAAAAGGGAGATTTAGATAGGGTAAATGGCATTAATAACAAGGGAAGTAAAGCCGTCATTAAATGCAACTTAATAGGGGTTGAGTTGGACTCATACCATTCAATAAATCACGCAGCAAGAGAAACAGATATAAAACAATCGTGCATTTGGGGTGCTTGTAGCGGCAAGCAAAAAACAGCTGGTGGTTTCAAATGGAAATACGCAGAACATACATAGGTTGTGTTCTGAACAACTAAATTAGCAAAACAAAAACAAGAAAAGTAATGAAGAAAAGTTGGGTGAAGCGGATACCAGACCGCACAGAAGCATGGTACGAGCATCGGAGAAACGGTTTAGGAGCGTCTACCGCAGCTATTGTTTGTGGTTTAAGCCCTTATAAACCTACAAAGATGCAGCTCTTTCACGAAAAAATCGGCACTATGGAGCCAGACAGAACAATGTCTGCACCTGCATTTCACGGAATACACCAAGAGGCTTATGTGGCAAATCTTTGGAAGTATTACGATGGAACTGAA